GCTGATGTTGCTCACCGGGTGCTCGTTGCTCCGCGTGGCGGGTGCGGCTTTCGCCGGGTGCGCTCTTCGCGGGCCGAGGGTGCGGCCTGAGATGGATGCTAGCGGCTCTCTGGTGATTCTGGCAAGGCTCGCGAGGAGGCGATGATCGAGCGGGCGAACGTCTCCCCGGCGTCTCCGCCCCATAGCGCCCACGCGATCCGCCCGGCTGACGGATAGCCGGGTTCACCGGGCCGGAACCCTTGCGCTCTCTTGTCGATCGCGTGACGAGCGAAGTAGGAAGCCATACGGACGACGGTCGTCCTCGAGAGTCGGCGGCGGTTCACGATGTCGCGGGCTCGTGCGACTCCGACCTGAGTTCCTCCACGTCCGAACGCTTGACGCCATTCGAGCCCGCGGCGAGCTTCGGCGACCATTCCGTCCGTCGGTGCGTAGCCCTCTTGACGTTCTTCGGAGACCTTGCGCTCTTCTGCGATGTTGAGGGCGGCGAGCTGCGCGAGCGCTTCCCGGCGCGTCCTATGGCAGCCTTCGACCTCGCCCGTCTCGTCCTTTACGACCGCATACCCGGAGCGGCAGTCAGGGTTAGCCGTCTCGATGTGCCACGGCATAGGAGCTAGTCGAGGTTCGGGAGAAGTACCCGGAGGGATTCGGTGACGCCGTCCGCGCATACCGCATAGAGAGTTTCCCGTTGCGGGACTTCGACGGTGTGCGGCGAAGAGTGCTTCGCATAGGGCAGTCCGTTCGAGGAGGTGACGTCGGAGCCTCCGACGTAGACGGTCGAGTTCCCGACGATCTGGATGTAGACGTTCCGATAGAGGTCGTCGGCTGCTACGACAATCTGCCGGGTCGCGGTGATGTCGTAGTTCTTCGAGATCACTTGCGAACCTTCGCGACGAGCTTCTCGATCGAGGCGAGGTTCGGCTTCTCGATCTCTTGACGGACGGCAACGATGTTCGCGGCGTCACCGTAAGCGCCGAACGTCACGAGCGAAACTTCCGCGAGGTGAGCCTTTATCCGGTTCACTACCCCGGCGCGCTTCTCATCCTTGAGCGGCTGAAAGCCGACGGAAAGGTTCGAGAGGACGCCGTCCCGGATGAGCTCGAGAGCTTCGTCTCCGGCTTCGGTCTTCGAGATGCGGAACTCGCCATACAGTCCGCCGTCTCGTTCTTCGAGCATGATCGCCCGCCCGATCGGGGCGTCCGTCTTATGTTGGAAGAGAAGCTTTACGCGATTAGCGGCGCGGGTGACGTCACGGAAGACACCCTTCCGGAACACTTCTACAAGGTTCGGTGAGATGCGCTGCTCGACGTCGTAAGGGACGGCGATTCCGACGATCGTCCGACCGTCTCCCTCTGAGCGGATCTCGAGGGTCGCGTCATAGTTTCTACGCTCGATCGTCATCGCTGGAATCCTCTTCGGTGTCGCTTTCTTCTTCGTGTGTTGAGACTACCTCGGCGGGAACGGGCTCCTCGCTGGTCGTCTCGTCGAGGGGTTCACGATTCTCGAGTTCGCGCACTTCGTCGAGCGTTAGGAAGCCTGCGTCGAGTGCGATCTTATGAGCTTCGTAGCGGCTCTTCGTGTCCGGGCGGAGGAGTGCGTCGACGTTCATCTTCGCGAACTGTCCGCGCGGTAGGTACTCCGTCATCTTCTGCTCGATGCGCTGAATCCACGGCATGAGCGACCATCGCACGAGCTGGAGGTTCTCCTCGGAGACGTTCGAGTAGGTGCGTGACGAGTTCGGTGCGCCGAGGTAGTAGGCGGGGAGGCCGATCATGTTCGCGATCTCCGTCAGCGAGAACGCGCGCGTCTCGAGAAGCTGCGCGTCCTTCGCATTGTCGCTGAGCTGCTGGAACTTCGTCGACTCGTTGAGGACTGCGGGGGTGCGCTTCGTTCCGCCGTACTGTCTGAGCCATGCGGACTTCAGGGCGTCGGCTTCTTCTTGCGAGAGGTCGGGGTTCGAGGAGTAGATGATTCCGGTCGGCTGCGCGCCTCCGTCGAAGTAGCGCTGCGCGTAGGTGTTCACGGCCACGGCTCCGCCGATCGCCTGACGCTGAGCTGAGAGGATTCCGTAGCCGACGTGCTCGCCCGGCATGGAGAAGCCCTTTATGTGAAGCACTTCGTCCGCCGAGTAGTCACGGTTCTCGATGCGATAGATGAGCTCACCGTTCTCCCGGCGTACTTGTACGCGGTGAACTGCGACCGGATAGAACGAATCCGGGTAGCCGTTCACGCCGGGCTCTCCGAGGATCGCGATGTAGTTCCCGTGGATGATGAGGGAGGCGACCATAGCGGAGACTGTCTCGATGCGTGTCTCCGTTGCGACGGGCTTTATCAGTAGGTTCGGCTGCGGGTCGACGTACTCTTCGGAGCGGTAAGCATGGAACGGTAGTCCGCCGATTGCGTCAGAGATGAGCGTGACGGCTCGCCAGATACCGGGGACGGAGAGCGTCGAAGTCTCGTCGACGATGACGCCCGCGTTCACGTCCGGGAAGAGTCGCCCCATCCGTCCGGCTTCGTCGACGTAGACGTTCGGGTAGGTGAAGCCGAAGGCCTGACGCTTCTCGCGTCTGAAGAAGTCTCGGAGAGCCATTAGGGGACGAAGTCTAGTAGATGGCGCTTCGACTCTTGACGGCGCTCTTCTTCTGAGTCGCCGAGTGCCATGCGAGGAGGATCGCGTAGAGCGGTGAGATGTCGGCGTCCGGGGTGTTCCTCTGGAATAGCCACGTCTGCCCGACTGCTCGGCGTGTCGCTGCTGCGATCGCCTTGTCGAGTCGGTCGTCGCTCTTCACCTTTATCGCCTTGTCGAGTACGGCGTCGTAGAAGAGGGCGCAGGCTGCGACGACGTCCGCCGTCCGGTAGACGACGATCGGAACTCCGAGCGCTTTCAGCGGGTCGACGAATGAGGACGCCGGGCCGTACCCGTCGACGATGACGTTCCCCTTCCATCGTCTGTGAAGCTCGAGGACGCGCTGCTGAATCCATGAGACGCCCTCCCGGTTCTCGACGAGCTCGATGTTCCCGGAGCCGTCGCATACTGCGATAGAGCCGCGGCTTCGGTCGAGTGCGACGTCGACGGCGAACGTGAGCGCCCCGGCGGGTGCGACCTTCGCCGAGCATGAGGCGAGCCATACCTTCTGCGAGATCATCTGCTCGGAGGCGGTGCTCCATACGTTCAGGTACGAGCGGCGGAACTCGTTCGGCGTCATGGAGCTCATCGCGTGTTCGACTGCTGACTCTTCGACGGTGAGTCCGAGGGCGGGCATGACTCGACGCCAGACTTCCCGGTCGAAGGGATCGTCGTCCGCTGATGCGCTCCACTCGAAGTAAGCGATCCCTTCTCCGATGTCTGCCTCGGCTGCTGCTCGTCCCTGATCGACTTTCCGCTTCAGGTAGAGGGAGCGTTCGGTTCCGGCGGTGGAGACGACGACGATCTGAGCGTCCTTCTTCGTAGCCATCGTCGGTAGAAGAGCCTGCTCGCGGACGTCGTCCTCGTCCGCGAAGGCTTCGTCGATGATCGCAAGGTCGAGCGTCCTGCCGTGGCCTGCCGAGATGGAGTTCCGGAGGACTTCTATCCGAGAGCCGTTGCCGAAGATGATCGCCTCGTCTCCGTTCGCCCGGTAGACGCGGTCGACGAGAGCGGCGAACGGTGAGCGCTCGATGATCGGAACGAAGTCATCAAGGAGCTTCTGCCGGGCGTCGTGGCCCGTCTGCGCGGTGTACGCGATGCGCTGCGGGCGACCGTAGAAGAGCGCCCGGTGAAGCATGATCGCAAGGATGAGCGTCGTCTTCCCGGACTGTCTCGGGACGGTGAGCACAAGCTCCCGGTAGGCGGGACGCCCGTCGAGCTGCTCTCCGAAGATGTTCACTACTTCTGCCTGCCACGGCATGAGCGGAAGCTGAAGCCCGTTCGCTACGAGCCCAATCTTCCCTCCGAACGAGTCCCGCTCAGCGCGCGGGCGTGTCGCGTAACGAGGCTTCGAGGCCACGGAGAACATCGTCGAACTCATTAGAACGCTCCTCTCCTGCCTTTATGAGAGCATCTACCGCCTCCCGGTACTCCTTCCAGAGACGCGCGTTCGAGGCGTCCTCCGGGTCGTCGAGCCGGGTAGCGAGACTGCGAACGATCGCGACCGTCGCCGAGTGAACCTTCCCGAGAGCGTCCTTCGAGTAGAGCCACGAGATGACGTCCTCGACTGCGTCACGATTCGACAGGATTCGCCGAGATTCTTTCGGATTCTTCAGGGATCGCCGCGACTTCGCCGGAGTGCGGGCGGAATCGCGTTTAGTTGGCTTAGCCACGGCGACCCCCGAAACTTGACCTCGGAGAGATAAAGATT